ATTCATCTGTTAGTTTAGAAATCTCAGATGTGAGAGCTTCTTCCTGCTTATGCGCTTCTTTCATTCCGGCAGACGCTTTATTGCCAGACTGAATAACTTCATCAAGTTTGCGTTTCTTGTCCTGTTCCCATTCTTCCTTAGCTTTTAACTGCTGATTGATTCTTTTCTGCTTCTTCTGCTCGAATCTGCTCTTTAACTGCTCAATCTGCTCTGGTGGAAGATTCTGACCGCAAGTCGGGCAAATGGCCTCTGCATCATTGAATGTCTCAGATTCAATATTTTCCAGAACTGTGTTGTCCCATTCTGTATCCTTGATTTTGGGATATTGCGTTCTGGCGTTCTGCAATTTTTCAAGAAGATCTTTTTTCTGTGCTCTCAGGTACTCCAATGCAGAAGCCTTTCTGCTCAACTCTGATGTTTTGATATTCCTGTCTAATTCAAGAGTGCTAACTTTATTGCAAACCGATGATTTCTGCTCTAACAAGTCCGCTTTAGCCTTTGAGTCTATCTCTAACAGTTTGGTTCTTAACCCTGCCAGTTCCGTTTTAATCTCTCCGGCTTTCTCGTTCCCTGCCTGTGCAATCTGCTTTTCGAGGTCAGAAATCTGTTCCTGCAAGGCGTTCTTCTGCAATTCCAATTCGGAAACATCAGCGTCAACCTTTGACTGTTCCATACCGATAATCTGGTTTGGAATGGCTTTCAACTGTTCCTCTGCTTTTTTCAGTGTCGCGCTGTTCATGGCTTTAATTTCGTCTGCTTTGTAGGTTTCCAGAAGTGGTACTAACTCGGCACAATCTGGAACCGTCTTGGCAATCTCTAAATCTGATTTCCCGGCGCCATCTGACATGGAGAACAGAATCTTTCTGGTGTCTGCATCTTTTAAGTCTGTGAAGATTTCCATATGCGACAGCATAAGAAAATTATCAAAGTCAAATCCTCGCTCTTTTAAATCAGCTTTAAAATCTCTTTCAGCTTTCGGAACGCCGTTGATTTCGTATTTGTTGGATAATGCAATCTTGCCCGGCTTCCCGTCCTTTGGTTTACTTTCTGTGCGCTTCTGGAATTTCGCTACGCTTACCGGCTTTCCATCAATTACAAGGTCAATGTCGACTCTTGGCAGGCATTCTCTGCCATCATCCGGTCTAATATCCGGGTTGCTTTTTAAGCTGTAGTCCTTGTCACAGAACACCCACATAAACGCATCTGCCAGTGTGGTCTTGCCACATCCATTCTTCCCGGAAACGACTGTTCTGTGACCGAACCCTATTTTCTTTTCTGACTGTCCTTTAAAATCGGTCAATCTAATTTCTCTTACTTCGATTTTCTTCATATTACAAAACCTCTAATCTTTTTACTGATACTTCCAACGCTGTTACCCACTCTTGGCTCTGATCAGACCAAAGTTCCCGGCTCTGGAATCTTCCACAGAGCTTGATTTTCGTTCCCTTTTTTAGATTCTCTACGGCATCTGCGTTTTCTTCCCAACACAAACAACTGATTGCGTCTGATCTGGTATATCCGGCTTTCTTCTTTCTGTTTACTGCCAGAAGTATTCTTGCCAACTTCCTGTCGTTGTTCGCACCAATCATCTTTATTGCCGGCTTTTTAATCAAATATCCAGTCAGATAAACTTCGTTTGCATCGTGTTCTTCCAATCTTTCAAGGTACTGAATGTTCGTTGCTCTTACATACGCTGTAAGGCTTTTCTTTCCATCTTCCCGGACTGTACGACTTCGCATTTCGCCATACACACTGGCAATTAGCTCTGTTTCTCTTGAAATCATGTATTCTGGCACAATAATCGGAAGAATATCATAAGATGTGCTCTTTCTAAATATTGTCATTCTTCCCTCGTACATCTTGGTTCCACCGTATTCTTCATGTGAGAATACGAACCCTGCCGGGATATCGCCAGATAAAAGCACCTGGTTCTCATCTCGCATCTTCATGTGGCATATCACCTTCTTTCAAAATCTTTGTCAGCATTAAGCCAAGTGTTACGACTGTTTCTCTGAGATTCTTGTTTTCGGCTTTGAGTTTCTTTCTCTCTTTCTCGAGGTCGGAAATGATCTCACTTGCAAGTGTTGATGTTTCTGTGTTCTGGATGTGTGTTTTTGACATAAAAAATGCCCTCCTAATTATTTATTTGATAAATACAGGAAGGTGTGTTATACTTGTCCTGTATTTAACTTACCCAATTAAGTTAGATACGCGGCTCCGTGTGGTATTTCCGGTACCCATGGAGCCAACTTTTAATCTGAGTCGAGACCTAACATGGCGATACATATTTTCTTGTCAATGATTATGCTCTCGCCAGAGTTGAGGTATGCTTTGAACGCCTTTAGTTTGCCAACTAATTCGGCGTATTCCTCGGCTACGGTCTCTGCTCTGAAATCCATCTTATTTTCTTTCTCCATCACAATCCCCCTCACAATACGGACATTTGTTGTCCATCAAAATTTTGTTTAAATGGTCAGTTACTTTCTTCACATTTTCTTCCTGCTGATAACCGCCCTCTGCAATGCTATACATATCAAACTCTCTTAACGACTCTTTCTTATATATATTGATGTGTAGGCTGCATCCGATCTTGTAGTTTGCGAAATGAAATGCTACCGTTCTGCCGGTTTCTTTCTGAACCCGTCTGCATAACTGGTACAGCTCATCTACGGTCTTATCAAATTCATTCATCTTCATTAAAAATCCCTCCAAGTAATTCATTAATAAACGTTGATACAGCTTTCTTCGTTTTCTTCGCTTCCTTTTCGAACTCGCTGTCATTCATTAAGCCGATTTTTACAGCATAGTCAATCTGTTTTTTTACAAATTCCTCTTTTTCTTTCTCCATAAGGGTTTCTTTCACTGCACGAACAGCAGTTGATAAATCCGCCAGTAATTCAACTGAAGTTCCTTTAACGGAAACTGCTCCTTCTTTTGCCTTAATCATCTTTCTTTTCCTCCGATTCTTTTAATTTCATCCGGGTAGATAACCACGAATGATAATGCGAATATTACGATTGCTACTGCAACCGGCTGTGATGCACTGTCAAATCTCCAGAACGGCAAGTACGGTGACATACCGCCGATCAGAGCTGACAGGATTAATGATTTTGCCATTTTATGTCCCTCCGATATGATATTGAGTTTTATTCTGTATCTCCTTATAATGTTCTTACAGGCACCGACATGCCGAGTAACTTGAAAGGAGATAAGAATTTGATATTGCTTCCTTACATGGATGGTTTTTACCGCTCTGGTGAAAAAGTATCCGAAACTACTGTTGTCGCTTGCTGTAATTGCAATTCCAAAAGAACTGTAAAATCTGGTAAGTCCATCCCTAAGTGTTCAAAATGCAACGATTATACCTACTGGTTTAAAATCGTAATACTTTGATCACTTTCAATATCTGCGAACATCGTTTCTGGGTGATATTCATTCTTTAAATCACTGTTTGCATAATCAATGGATTCCACCTGGAAGCAGATGTTTGCACCGCTTTCGGTATTGAATACTTTCAAATACTTTTCTCCATTTTTTGAAAAACATATTACCCTTGTTTTATCTGGGATTCTCACAATCTGCGGTTTGAATATTCTTTTTAAAATTTCCTTTAATGCTTTCACTTTTCGCCTCCTCATTCACACAAATATTGGCTTCGCAATTGAAAGAATCATGGCAGCAATTCCAAGTATGATTGTGTAAGTCAGCCCTATCTTTCTTCCGCCATATTTGTTGTTCCCGTGCCAGTAAGAAACGCAACTGCAAATGGCTAACATAGCTGACATGGGAATAGCATTTAGGATATTCATCCTGTAACCTCCTGCATTTCTAACTACCTATTTAATTTGTACATCTGGGATTAATCTCTCAGGATAGAAAACTAATTCATAATGGTATTTATCTGCGCTGTTAGGTTCCGTCTGTTCCATTACATAGCAAGTCCAATCGTTCAAGTATATGTAATCCTTGTAGTAACTGTTCTCTCCGGTTTTGATTGTTACCACTAATTCGCTTGAACTGTTGTTGCTAAGTGACATATACCCTTCTGCCCGTAACATAATTGTGTCAGTTCTGGCATTAGTTACAGTAATTTTTCTGTACACATTAAACTCATTGGCTTCTTTTGATAAATTATGATTTACTGTGTCCGCTGTCGTGCAACCAGCTAATCCAAATGCTATAATTCCAGATAACAAAATTGCTGCTATTCTTTTTCTTATGTATTTCCTTTCTTGTGTTATAATCACCTCAAAGGAGGTGATAACGATGGATAAGTTACAAATCGCTCATGATTTGGCTGTTGCTAAGTTATGTGCTGAATTACCGGGAAGCCTGGACAACTCTCATATCTGCCAGAGATACTTCAAATACCGCGCAGAATTTGCTGATCTTCTGGATTTCCACGATGAAGATTACTTTCTCAATGAACTGGATAAAGAGAAAGTAAAGAATTTCAAAGCTGTCAAACAGCCTAGTGCCGAGAACTAATTACATTTGTTGGATGTGTTCCGCGTTATTCTTGTGATGTGGAGCACATCCTCCAAAGAAAACTGAACTTTGAAGTCATATTCACCTTCTGTCCAACTACACTCCACGATACCTTTTCCTTTAGTTCCAATTTCTTCGTACATTTCGGGCGGCATATGCAATTCTTTACCATTTCTGAACTTGATAATTGTTTCATCAGCAATCTTCACGTTCTCATCTCCTTTCGTATTTATTTCTGTGCACTCTTTTTGCTTTCACCTTTTTCTTCCGCTTCTGTGCTCTGAACGGAGATTTCTTTCCGGTGAAGTGCTTGAAGTCGTTTGGCTGACTCATGTACGTGTTACCTCTTTTATAAATTCGTACAACGCCTTGTGAATTGGAGATTCGTCTGGAATCTTACGAATTATTTCGATAATCTTATTTTTCTTTTCCTCTAATGTCATATTCTCAAATTCATCAAATTCTTTTTTGTTCATCCTGTAACCTCCTGTTTAATCACTGGAATAACTCTATTCCGTTTCATTCCTTTCTGTGCTATACTCCTTATGAAAGGAGAAAATGCGTGTTAGAAAAAACAGCTCATAAATTATTAAAAAAGCTTTATAAGAAACAGTTTCTAACTTTTGATGAGTGTCATAGAATCTGCCACACATCCGATGAAACGGGAAATCAATACGCTTCTTATTTGCTCGATCATGGATTAATTGAACCCCATAAATGTGGCTGCATCGGGGAACTTAACGAGCCTGTCTATGACGGATATTCAATCACACTTGATGGTGCAGGATTGATATATACAGAAAAGCGCGATTTCTGGATGTTCCTAATACCATACGTGATCACGACACTCATAGCTGTCATTGCCCTTTTGGTAGCAATGAGGAAAAGCGAACCACAAGAAGTTTTTTTCTTTTTCCCACCATTTTTCAAACTGTTCTGATGTCATACGCTTGCTGTGAGTTACATTTATAAAGAAATAAAATTCTTTCATTGTTACCCGCTGTTGTAAATAACCCATAGCAGGCTGTATGTAATCTTTTCTTGTTTTTCGCTTTTTCAGCTTGTGCCACCAGTAAATGTTGTACCATGGCATCTGGTCGAATCCCTCTGGTTTTTCTCCTACTCGTTCGTCCCAATTCCAATTATTTAAGTTGTAAATCATCTCGCAGATTTCCTCGTTTGAATAATTAGAAACATCTTTAAATTCCATTGCTTCTCCTTTCTCAATCGCCATCTGCCTTTTCGATTTCCTGCCCCAGAAACTTATTTACAAAATACAACTGTCCTTTCCCACTAACTTTTGTCGTGCGTGTGATTCTGACCGAACCATCTGGATTCTGAACATTGGATTCTTTGATTTCGAATAATCCCTGCTCAACATACTTCTGCTTCGGCATATTTCGTGAGCTTCCGGAAACCATCAGGTAGCCATTGTCTCTCATCCACTGGAATAATCGTTTCTGTCCTATCTGGTACCCGTTCTGGCAGATAAGTTTCGCCAAGTCTCCGATAAGAATTGATGTGTGACTTGCAGATACCGCATCTGCGAAGATTGTCTTTGGTCTATCCTGTTCGATTTTAGCTTTCTGCTGTTCAATAATCTGGTTCTTATGTTCGATAGTTTTTTGCGCTACCAGAATAGCTTTAGCCATCAATTCTGAATCAGACAAATTTTCCTGCCCCATAATATAACCGCCATTGTGATGGATTGCCGGAAGGACCTCATCGAATACCCACTTTTCGAATCTTTCAGCTGATGGAAGTTTGCTACGAACAGTAAGGCGGTATATATCACCCTCTGGGATGACTTTTAATTCCTGTTCGCCTCCATCGGTAAGGTATCGGTGTTTTACCGACCCCTTGCAATGCGCCGTAACTGCGTCTGCTGGTCTTTTGTATCCCAGTGCTCTCGCTACATCATTCGCTACAAAGTACGGTTTCCTGTCAATTTCCACTGTCCGAACTTCTCCGAACTCTTCTGAGTTAAAAATCTGTAAGCTGTTCATTTATCTCCTTTCGTGTAATATATTTAAGTCGCATTATTGCGACTATGATGTAAAAAAAATATCTATAGCTTCCTCTTTGCTTAAAGGAACTGCATTTACAATTCCGTGGATTTCTCCGATTGTAAATTTCTCTCCGCCATCTTTTAGTTTTCTGTAGAATGTGCTTCTGTCCATTCCAATTGCATTTGCAACAGCTTCCTGAGTGTTTCCACGTTCAACGATTTTTCCTTTAAGTCTAGCTATATTAACAACCATTCGCGCTCCTCCTTTCTAGTAGCATTAATGCAACTTTGTAATTATACATTACACCAAAGTGTCGCATATGTCAACATATAAA